GCTTTGAAAATATAAGAAATACAAAGTAAGTGTAACATGTGTAACATGTGTAACACTATTTCTTTTCTGTGTACTTCTCAATCATACAAAGGTCAATAAGGGTATCAATTGCTTTATCTTTTCCAACTTCATTTAGTTCAATGAACTGTTCAAGTAACTGAACAGCCTTTTCACCAAAGGTCACCTGTATGCATTCAAGCAGTTCAACTTCCGCTGCATTCTTTTCATACATCAATCTTTCCATTGGAACATCATGACCCATCAACCAGGCTTCTGATACATTCAATGCCCTGGCAATCAGATACAGTGCTTTTTGTTTAGCTTCATAAACTCCATTTGTGTATTGGCTGATTCTTGCTTTGGATAAACCAGTCCTATTTGATAATTCGATTGGTTTCATTCCTCTTATTTCTAATGCTTGGTTAAGCCTATTTTTGAAAGAATCTCCCATGTTCATCACCACCTTACTAATATTATATGGGATTGTACGCAATATTATACACCATAGTTAAGGAAATTTCAAGGAAAACAGAAAAAAGTTAAAGAAAAATGAAAAAACCTATTGACAACAAAAGTTAAGGATGCTATTATGATGTTAGAAGAAGCAAATGCAAGATTGAAGAAAACGAAAATCACAGAAGAACAGCTTTGGGGTATAAATTCACTTTATATTTTACTTGACCTTGACAAAGATGACTTCTGCAAAATCGTTGATGCAGTTGGTATTGAACCGCTACTGAAAAAACAAAGCCATTATGAAAGACTTGACCAAGCTGAACAGGAACTGACCGCAAAGGAAAGATATCTAAAAGCTAAAAGCAGACTGAATGAACTTGAAGCTGAAAAGCAAGACCTTGAAAATATAGTCAACAATTACAAGCCAATAAAGTGAAGGGGTGTATCCCCTTCACAGAAAGGATGAATGATATGAAGCGTAAAAAGATTTGGGCATACCTTGATGGTAAGAAACTGGTTGAAGTGATTCAGGCAGCTTTGGACAATAACATGACTGTTGCTGATATGAAAGCCTTGTTGGTCAAAGAAAACCCTGGTCATGAAATTACATTTAAGGTGGTGTAATCATGGAAAACAAAAGCTTACATGAAGTCATAGGAAAGCTTGAACAGTTATTTTCAACATTCAATGGTCATTTCTTCAATGGGGAACTGGAAAAACCTATAATCACCATTTCCCCTGACACAACCAAAGGTGCTTATGGATGGTGTACATCCTGGAAAGCATGGAAGAACAGCACTGATGACAAAGAAGGATATTATGAAATCAACATGTGTGCTGAATATCTTGCAAGACCGTTCTTACAGACTTGTTCAACCCTTATCCATGAAATGGTTCACCTGTTGAACCTTCAAAACAAAGTTCAGGACACTTCAAGAAGCGGAAAGTATCACAATAAAAAGTTCAAAGAAGTTGCTGAACAGCATGGTCTGATTATTGATAAAGATGCCAAATATGGCGGGTGCAGAACCACACTGACAGATGAAGCTGCTGATTGGATTAAGTCGGTGTACAACAATGAAAATGGCTTTGAACTGTTCAGAAGCAAAGCGGTAAAGGTCAAGGGAAAAGGTTCTTCTTCAAGAAAATATGTATGTCCTTCATGTGGTGCAATCATCAGAGCAACAAAAGAAGTAAGGGTGACATGCACTGACTGTGAAGTTGAATTTGAAGAAGAAATTTGAAAGGCGGTGGAAAAGATGGCTGAATTCAAAGATAGGTTGAAGGAACTTAGAAAAGAAAGAGGACTAACTCAACAGGGACTGGCTGATGTTTTAAGTAAGACGAAAACCGCAATTTACATGTATGAAAATGGTTTAATGTTTCCAAAAACAGCAGTTGCATATTTCAAATATGAAAAAGGTCAAAGAGAACCGAACAATGACACTTTAATTGGTATAGCACAATTTTTTGATGTAACAACTGACTATCTTCTTGGTTTATCAGATGAATGGAAGCCAAAAATTATTGAAAAACAGCTTGATTTATCAACAGTTTCAACAGAAGAACTTTTGAAAGAAATACACAGAAGAATTTCCTGATTTCCAGTGATGCACCTTGACAAGTGAACACAGACCAGTAAAAGGCATGGAACAATCCCCATGTTGTAATAACCTGGTTGAAAAGATATGAAAGGGGGTGAATAGGTTGAATTTGAAAGAAAGATTAAACAAAGGATATGTGAAATTCATATATGTTTGTTCTCCATATCGTGGTGATGTTGTAATAAATATGAATTTTGCACAAGAATGTTGCAGGATGATATTCAAACAACATGATGTTCCAATTGCCCCACATTTATATTTTCCAATGTTTATGAATGACAACATTAAAGAAGTAAGGGAATTTGCATTTGAACTGAATAAACGATTGATTGATATGTGTGATTATATGATTGTGTTTGGTTTAGAAGTTTCAGAAGGTATGCAAATGGAAATTGATTATGCACATTCAATAAGAAAGAAGGTGATTAAGTGTGCTGTACTTTGATACTGATATTATATACAATCAGGACTGCATTGAAGGTATGAAGCTTATTCCTGATAACAGTATTGATTTAATAGTAACAGACCCCCCATATGGAATCAAATATCAATCAAATTTTAGAACCAAAACAGAAAAATTTGCAGTGCTAAAAAATGATGATAATGATTTACGGTTTGTATCATATAAAGAAATGTTTAGAGTTCTAAAAGAAAACGCATGTTGTATTGTTTTTGCATCATGGAAAAACTATGCTGCTGATTACATAGAACTTGAAAAGCTTTTTTCAATTAAAAATGCAATAATCTGGTTTAAGAAGGGGGGGGGTCTTGGTGACTTGAAACATAGTCTGTCAACAGACTATGAAATTGCAATCGTTTGTCACAAGGGAAAATGCCCAATCAGAGGTAAAAGGGATGGTTCGGTTTGGGAAGTGACAAAAATGAATCCAAACAAAATGCAGCATCCGACACAAAAGCCGACTGAACTTATTGAAAGATTGATTGAAAAGTTTTCAGATGAAGGTGATATTGTACTCGACCCATTTCTTGGCAGCGGTACAACAGCAGTTGCAGCGGTTAAAACAAATAGGCATTATATTGGATTTGAAATTGATGATACTTATTTTAATGTTTGTGCTGAAAGACTTGATGAAGTTGAAGGAAAGGAAGGTGAACAGAATGATTGATGTGACTTTTGACTATTCCAAGCTTCGGGGAAAAATCAAGGAAGTGTTTGGAACACAGGCTGCCTTTGCAGCGGAAGTGCCAATGTCAACCGTTTCCCTGTCTGAAAAGCTGAACAACAAAGTGCAGTTCAGTCAGAAGGAAATTGACATGGCATGTGTCTTGCTTCAAATTGCAAAAGAAGAAATACCCATATATTTTTTTACACCAAAAGTTAAGGAAGCTTAACCAACTTAAAGAAAGGATGGTATGAAAATGAGTTTTTCAGAGCAGTTGAAAAAAGCAATGTTGGAACGGAACATGAACCAGGCTGAACTTTCAGCACTAACTGGGATTGGAAAGTCATCCATCAGTCAGTACATATCAGGCAAAAATGAACCAAAAGAAATTGCCTTGAACAAGATTGCAGAAGCACTTGATTGTTCGGTTGCCTTCCTGAATGGAACAACAGAATGTTCAGACATGACCATTGACCCAAAAGGATTGAAGAATGTACCTGTTGACCAGGCTGCAAAGATGCTTGGTAAGTCAAGGCAATTTGTAAGGGTTGCCCTTCAAAGAGGAATTGCACCATTCGGTTTTGCAGTCAAGCTTTCAGGTGAAAGGTTCTCTTATCACATTTCACCAAAGAAGCTGAATGAATATATCGGAATATGAGAAAGGAAGGTTCAGACATGGAAAATGTAAAGGGATTCAAAGTGTTCAATCCTGATTGGACATGCAGAGGTTTCCAGTATGAGGTTGGAAAGGTATATGAAGAAAATGTGAAACCAAGTGTTTGTGACATTGGCTTCCACTTCTGCAAACAGGCAAAGGACTGTTTCAATTATTACAGATTTGACCCCAACAACAAGGTTGCAGAAGTCATTGCCCTTGGTGATGTTGCGGAAGATGGTGACAAGTGCAGCACCAACATAATTCAAATAGTGCGTGAA